TCCTCCCTGGCAAGGCGATCAGCCTCAGTCTTTGGTCTGCGCATTCGAATGATCTTACCTAAAGAAGTGGATTGATTTTTTGACTTCTTCGATGTCATAGGTCCCCCTTTCGACGTCCCTGTCAGCCGGCATGCTGCTGATCATGTGCGGAAACTGCGCTTCCTGCTGCCGCTTTAGACCGATCAGGACGTTATGGCGATAGATATTAACGAATTCTTGTCTTATAATACGGTGAAACTTCTCTACATGACCGAAGGGTACACCATAACTATCATGCACCAAAGCAAAATCCCTGATCCCGCAGTCTAAGCTGGCCGCTACAGTCCGCATCAAGTGGGCGGCATCCATGCTATGGACAAAATTTGGGGGAAAACTGCTGGACATCTTGCTTTTATTCAGTGCATCAGTCGGTTCATTGTAGCCGATACGTACCCGGCCGAACATCTGCAAGTCAACGCTTTTGGATTTTACCTCTTTAATATCCTGCCAAGCCATGAAACCAGTGGGTGTCGTCCAGATCATTGGCATATTAAGGGTACAATTCACCCGCATGAGGTCACGCAAGAATTTCATGGCTTTCCTGGCAGCTACGACCACTGTATCCAGGGCATGCCACACATAGTGATGCAGCGGAAGTGCGATGGAATAGACCTCTTTGTCATCCCACATATGTAGCTCATCATTCACCTCATAGACCCAGGCCCTGACGTGGGTCAGACAGGAACGCTTAGTCCCACCATAAGGAACTATCATGGTGCTGCGTTTAGTGGTCTTGCGATTCATGTGAGGCAGGACCTCGCGTAGTAACCGGGCCTGCCGCACGGTCAAGGCTTCCTTCTTCTTGCCATTACGTACCAGTCCGGCAGCCAGATCAGCGGACAACTCAGTTTTTACATGCTTACAGGTTTCATTATAGATGTCCTCCGGCAGGTTGCCATTGTCCTGGGCCATCATGTTTACCGCCTTGGCACCGACAGGATCCAGCAGCATGGCGCTGAAGTGCTGAATGCCATTGCATGAACCATCCTGGTTCCCGGTTAGGTGCGACTCATAATTGAATGCAAAGTCCTGGAAAGCGAACTGGCAACAGTTGTTGATATTCGGTAGAGGATTAAACATCAATACTTCAGCGAGTTCCGCACAAACAGCCAAGAACATATAAGGCTTATCCGCAGATCCCCAGAATGCAACATACGCATCAGGGTCCTGCCAGGTACCGATGATCTCTTTGGTGTGGTCGAGAACCCACCTAACCCGATCCTCAAGGGATACTTTGTCCACACCGTACATACCGGCCGCGTGGAGTGCCATATGCCAGAATCCGTGCTTGCCTAACTTCGTGCCACGGCTAAGGCGTAGCAGTGCCTTAGACAAATCCGTGCCTTGCGGATTGAGTCCAGTGCCGCACGGGTATAGTCTGCCACGGTAATCCAACGAATGAACATAGTAGAACTCGCTTTCCTTTGCCAGAAGCCTCGCTACTCTCAGGATTCCATCGACTCCCAGGACTTTAGACTTGCGCTCATTGTCACGAACAATCAGGTCACGTTTGATCTCACACCACTCCGCATACACGGCTTTTTCATCGGGCGTCAGGTTAGCCCGGAGTGCTTTCTTGTATGCTCTAAACTGTTTGTCGTCCATGTCACCCTGATCCAGATTGCCCAAGGGATTCTCAGGGATAAACAGCGGCTCGATGCTGGGCATCTTGACGCCATGTGCCGATTTGAACTGGTCAGTGGCCACGCCCAGGACAAAGTCGTTTACCTCCCAAGCAACTGCTTGCGCAGCATTGACGGTCGCATAGACATCAGGCATGAACACCTTCTCCAGCATGCGGAGGTGGGCCTTGCTGGTCTTTACCAACGGCTTTATTTCCCTTAGTCCGGGAAACCAGTAACCGCCGTTGTATGGCGTCGTCCAGTCCTTGGGCGGGATAAGTGTTGGCAAGAATTCAGGATGTAAAGCAGCACAGATGCCCATGTTCCCTTTAATCCACTCAATGGTGTCCTCAGTAGCGACCACGTAGGTCTGCCGATTATGTCTGGTATTGTCGTTAAGGGTGACAAGCTCAACCATTCCAGTCCCGAGGATACGCTGATCTGGGTTCAGCTTGTTTTCAATAGCCGTGCCGCCATCTTTATACTCGCTTGTGGCCAGTATAAAGATCTGAATCAATACTCCGCCAAGGGTTGAGCGCTCGTGCCTTGTCCACGGCACCCACCGGGCATCATCGCATGTGGCTAAGTATTGATCGATCAGGTCTTGCGTTGCGATAGGATCAAGGCCCTCTTCTATGGCCTTGCGTCGAGCGCTCTTTTCAACGAACACAGGATCAGCCGCCTTATTGTGCATGCTTACGAATATCCGGCGTTTGCTTCTGTAGTCTGACGTTTTGTTTTTCTCCACCGATCTCTGAGCTGTCCTGTAATAGCTCGGGTGCGTACTCTTGAATACAGCCAACCTCATGTGGTCCTCTATGTGCCCGCTGATCCTAAAGGCCAGCGAGGCCAGTTTCTCCCGTCGGCTGATGCTATCGATTATGCAACGAGTCACAAGATACGCTACTTCGCGGGTGTCCATGGCTGCCAGCATAACAGCGGCAAGCGCCGGCCGGCCTGCTTTGGACAGGCTGTCTTCTACGAACCAGTTTAATGACTCTTCAAGTGGGGCAAAGGCTTTTCTAATCAGGCTTACGCCATAGCTGGTACTGCTTTCATTCTTGGCCGAAACCTTGTGACCATCTTGGGTTTCCCGGAAGCGTGCGCTTTGAACGCTGGCCAGATACCGGCCGATACCTCTGTCTATCATCGCCTTTTCCCATTGAATTTCATAATCGAACATGGTGTATTCTCCTGTTTGCTAATAATTGTTGACAAATACTAAGACCAATGAGACCAGAGGTCAAATTCCATTATGACGTGTTCATATTTAAGATATGTTTTAATGTTGCCGTTATTAATGAAGATGGGATCTCCAGCAGTCTGCACCTTCACCACCATGTGGCCGGCTCCGCTGATGTTACGTACCCAGTACAGGGAGACGTTAATATCAGCAATCGTGCCCGCTTCCCGGATCTTTGCATACCAGTAGAAAGCTATGTCCTCGCAATCCCCGCACCCTCGCTCCGCTGTTTCCTGAGACGTCTGCCAATAGTCCTCATCTCCATCAGAAACATATGGGATTGACGGATAGTCCAGAACATTTATCAAAGCTTTCATGACCGCAGCGTGCTCAAACACGCCATTCAAAATCTCATCACCTTGGGAGCACAAGGCCTCACGCTCTTGCCAGTTCTGCACCTTGCGAACATTCCCATCATGCTTTGAACCGATGCCCCCGCACCCTCCGCCACATGCCAGAGTCATTATAAGAACCGCAGCGAGTATTCCGTTCAATACTGATAGTTTCATTTTGAAGCTCCTTTGATATGTTGAATAGTTTTATGTCGGAGATACTATGTTTTGAGTGCTTTGCCAAAGAATTTATCCGCTTGATGTGGCTCTTTGTCATGTTTCCCCCTATCAACAATTGTTTACAATCCAAAACCAGAACACGCCGAGGGCAGCCAACCACATCACCATGACCGGCAGAATGATAAGCCAGAACAGCCCGAACAACACCGTCGCAAGGTCAAGCCCCATACATACCCTGAGGCTACTATTGAAAAACTTCTTGAGATCATTTACGAGGAAGAACCAGGTGTTAGAGAAGATCCGAATCACAGGCCAGACGCCTTTGTCCAGGACATACCAGAACCAGTCTTTTATGTTCCAAATGGAATTCATATAGCCCCCTTATCGGACAATACAGTGATAGACAAGCGGTCGGCCGTCAGGAGTATGTATGACCTCACGCCCATGGTCAACTGCCCTCACGAATTTACCAGCCGCAAGATGTTCGTTAATGAAGTTTGCGCAGCAAACGGTGTCTTCCAGATTGATCCCTTTGTTGTGCCTGTAAAGGATTGCATCAGCCGCGGTGTTGTAAATATAAATGTTCATGGTATCCCCCTTGTTAATTATTGTTTGGTAGGCCGCCGACGGATTACGTGGCCTTTACGGGTTTCAATGTACGCCTTGCCTTTGTCGTCAATACAAAGGTCTTGCTGCCTTTTGGCGATGGCCTTGAGTTTGCTGTCAAGGCGGTTAAACTTGGTCTTATCCATGCTGTTCTCCTTTGGTCGGCGGTTGGTGGATAGGACAGGCTGTTAAACCTGCCCGGTTTGCCTTGATTAGATACCCAGACGTGATTTTAGTTCATTCAATTCCTTCATGGTGCCCTGGTCCCCACCATGGTCGGGATGATACTTTTGCGCCATGGCCCGGAAGCCTGCCCGAAACAGATCTTTGGCCAGCTTGCTGCTGGGAGCACTGAACCGGGCTGCTGATCTTGTGTTCTGATGCGCCTTCTTTTCGGCGGCTAAGGCTGATTCAAGATAAGCGATTTTTGCCTGAGCATTCCGAAGGGCCGTAAGCAACTCAGCCTCTTTATCTATGTTGTCTGCGCCTTTGTCCTCAGCACCACCGCCCGCCTTGCTGTCCTCAGCACCCGTCGATTGCCCACTGGCTTTGTTGTCCTCAGCACTTTCGGAGGTGCTGCTGTCTGTGCCTGCATTCGGATCCAGGAAAGCATCAACCTTGTTGGTGATCAGCTTAGCAGTAATTCGTTCATTCGAAGCGACAACTTCAGACCAGACTGAAATGATATCGTTATCATGAGTCATACCTTCGGGCACCCGAGACAGCGGACGGCATTGACTCTCAGTATTCGGGAGCGTCGTGAAGCCGAATTCTTTCAACAGGCTATGAACATGGTGAGCAAATACCAACTGGCTGACACGCTGGCGCGTCATGTCAAATCTTTCTTGAAAGTACAGGTCGGCGGTAGCATGGGTGTCTCTGTACAGCCGGCTGGTCCTGATCTCACCAACGGCCCGGCCCATGTTATAGAATGCCTTTTGGCCATTGCGGATCGCTGCCTCACAAGCGGCCTTGCGTTTCTTTTCATGCGTGTTTAAGGTATTATCCATGGTGTCCCCTTTGTTGGTGTTGTTGGTGTTGGCGTTGTTGGTGGTCTGTCCGGCGGTGTTGTTGGTAGCAGTCATGGTTTAATCCTTTCTGTGGTTTGTTGGTAACAATTGGTGACTGTTAATTTGATTCTATAATCGGGTGAATTTGATGTCAAGAACTTTTTTCAATTAGGCCAAATAATTCTTAGAGCCTTTGTTAATGGTGAAAATAACCTTGCCTGTACTTCGGATCACAGCCGCTTTGTAGCACTCTGGATGCCTAACCGCTCGACCTGCCCCAGCAAGAGCATTGTGCAAGGTGGAGTAGGTGGCTGTTAGGACAAAGCTGCCGATGGTTAAGTCTACAATGATCTGGTACATGGCTAATCCTTTGGTTAGTGCCGCTTTGGCGGCTGGTTAATGGTTTTCTGGCCGGTGTAATAACAATATAGGCAGTATCTGGGTAAAAGTCAAGAAAAAAAAATAGAGTCTAATGAACTTTTTTATAACTGCTTGATATCGTTGACGATAACGGTGGCCTAATAGTCAACTGATAACCAAGTGATATAACTGCCTGATTCTTATGGTGCTGGTACGGCAGCGGTTACTCCAGCGGTTACCTACCCGGATTGCCCTGCATGGTCAAAAAGAGCGGTTAAGCAAAAAGAGAGGCCCCTCCCGCCTACCAACTTACTATCCCAAAATGGCATACACGGCTGTTCCATTTTGGCATACCGATGTGGCTTCTGCTTCAGCCACTACCCGGCGGCTGCCGCAGGCTGTCCTTCAGGCTGGTAACAACCGTTGACATTGCCGCGTAGCGTCGTTGACATTCAGCTCTTGACCGCATGCGTCACTGCATGCGTCACTGCCGAAGGCCCTATGGGGGAACTTTCCGGCGGCCGGGGGAGGGAGTATCCCCTCGCATTACCACAGCATTTTCTACAACTCGATTCAACCGGGTAAGTAACCGCTGGGGTAACCGCTGGGATTGCTTCAGCAGGGACCCCAAGGGGTCACTCCTTGGGGTCCCAGGATTATTATTTCCCGAAGATGTCTTTGATTTTATTAATGATATTAAAATACACAGCTTTCACTTTGTTAGTGACATCGTAACACCATTCAACGCATACGCCATAGCCAGCAACCACTTTGTTCCAGACGGCTTTTATTCCTGCTTTTATTACCGTTTTCATTCTTTCATGTCCTTTCAAGTTATAGTAAATTTCAACCAACAGGACCCAGACAGACACCCCAAGGGTGATCATCAGAAGCCCTATGCACATAAGCATTTGTTCCTGAATCACAGCGCTATTAATCCCACCTGATAGCCTCAAAGTTTTTAATATAACGCGCAGACGGCACAAAGCTCAAGACCTTCCGGGCCTTTGGGGTTAACGGGATCTCAGCCCCAGTCTCGGGGTTCAGTCGGCCTTTGCTGACCATCAGCTCACCCTCGCGGTTCGGTTCCATCTCAGACCTGGGGACCCGGCCATCGGTAATATCCGGGTCCTGAAGAGTCGCCTCTTCCCTGGCTACCTTCTTTTCATAATCCTTAACCATCCCTTCGACACTCTGGTAGGGGTTGATCCCATGCGTTAAGTCGTTCATTTTTAATCCTTATATTTCCATCCGTAGCCGTAGGCTTTGGGGCGGGTGTTTTTTAAACATCTGGATATGTTACCCGGCTGCCTCTATCTCGGTAAGATCTGCCATTGATCTTATTCCTTTCTATTTGATCTTTACAACCTTCCTGGGAGTGACCTTGATGTTATTACCAAAGCACACGATATCGGTAACGACCATCTTTGGGGTCAGACGTTCGACCCGGCCAGAGGTCAACCAGGAGGATGTCCGGTTGCGTTGGATGAACACAATCTCATCCCCGGCAGCCAGTTTGTTCCCTAAGAAATCATTCATCAGATCTCCTTATAACCATTCTCAAAGGCCTCGGCCGGTGACCAGCTCGTGTAGCCGTCTTTGTAAATGACATGATATCCACCCACCGCGCAACCGCGGTTGGTCATCCAGTCGGACTTTTTATACAGAACCTCTCCGCCGTCACCGCGAATAATCCAGAAGTCATCTCCGATGTACTGGATACTCGTGACCTTGAAGGCCAGGACCTTTTTGTTACAGATATAAGATTTCATGACACCTCTATTTTGCTATTTTTTGAATGCACTAATGATCCCGGAGATCAGACCACCCGTTGAGCCGCCAGCAGCAGCTTTCTTTTCCTGGTTCCGGCCGTAACTTGTTACGCCAAGGATACCACCCCAGACAACCCACAACTCCCACGGGACTTCCGGCAGAACGCTGAACAGTGTTTGGGGAACAATCAGGGGTAAGACCAGATAGTTGCCAATGATGGTAATTGGGAACAGGAATCCATTGAATGGTCTCCAGGCCCGCTGATACCACCGGCCGCTCTGCAACTCAGCCTGCATGGTGGTATTTACAGATTTTACCATCTCGGTTTTCTGCTTCGCAATCTCAGCCTCAACTTCAAGGGCCTTTTTCTTTACCTCAGCCAGCAACGTAGGGTCGGCCAGAACAGCCGCAGCTTTCTCTTCATCGGTAGTCTCGGAGCCTGGCATGGTCGCATCCAGAATGCCAGACAGCACCGACCCGGTCCCAGGCAGGACCAGATTCAAAGCGCTGGGAGCGACGGTCTTCAGGATCCCACCGAGGGTTGATAAAGCACTCATACCACCTCCTTGCCATTAAGGAACCCCGGCCGAAGCCGGGACCCCAGGTCCGCAGGGGACCGATGGCCGTTATACAGCAGTTATGCATTAAGCATATTAGACAGTGGGATCCGCGGGCACGACGAATGCACTTGCCATATCCGCAGGAACAACTTCGGCATTGGCCACTGAGATCAAGCGCTGACCGTTGATGATGCCGAAGACCAGGAGATCACCGGCAACAGGGGCGGCGGTGCTGAACGTACCGGCGGTCTCATCGTAGCCTTCGAGCACCGTGCCGTCGTCCAGGGTGATATCGTAATCGGTGGTCACACCGGACACCGAGGCAATGAAGTCACCGGCGCCAACCATATTGATAGTTCTGTAATCGCGCATTTTGTATCCTTTCTTGATATTTCATGTCGGATGAGCGCACACAGTGCGCTACTCGTAATCAACCACATCACCGTCCTCATCATAGTAATAATCTGGTTCAGGCATTGTTGATAGCTTTTGAATTTTGATTGTTGAGTGGCCATTGATGATTGCTTTAGCCAAGCGATGCCGACCGTCCACGATGTACCCCATAGGGGATAGCAGGATTGGATAGGACAGGTCGGCGTTATTCACAAGATTGACGTGCTTGCAGAATTCCAGGAAATTATCCCCGACGCTATCCCAGACCGTTTGGCCGAGGTCCATTCCGACCAATGGGACTTCATAGATGGGGAGATCTTTGGATAATTCCCATAAGCTGGATACGATCCATGAATGGTCGCCGTCAACAAACACTTGCTGATCGAACCACTCGGGCTCTTCCAAATCAATTTTGGGGTAGTCTTCAGGATTAATCATCGTTTGAATTTTTGCCTTACGTTTACATTAAGTCCAAAGGCATGGGGAGCCTGCACACGATGTGCGAACTTCCACAGGCCGTTCTGATCAAGTTGGAATCCTTTGAATCGATTTACTGGCCTGGCAGGCACCTCTCCCGCCTTTTGCTGTTGCTTCAGGATGTGGGTAAGGTGCCGGACTGCCATGGCCACCGCCTCCAGCCGGTCATCATGGATCAAGGCGTTGCGTTCCCTGGTAAGGAACTTCATTTGAAACAGGAACTGGTAGACAGGCCGGATATCAACCGAGTACTTATTGGTCGAAGACACGTCATGCTCGGGGATACCAGCATTGATGATCAGACGGTGGCTTCCAATGACAGGCTCAAGGCTCTGGATGATCCTGAGCTCCTTCTGGCCTGTATTATAAACTTCCTCGATTGATGCTGGATAATCCTGTTCCCTCAAGGTGGCTGCCAGGGCGTTGGCGTATGCGCCGTTGCCATAGTTCTTTTCCACCAAGATGTTTGTAACATCCCACGCTCGGCACAGATCCACTATCTGTAGGAGCTTCCCAGGCTCAGTGCCTCCGGGTATGCCTGTGACTTTCATTACGACAAAGTACCCGTTTACAACATAGACCACAGCTAATCCGGTCTCGTCGCCGTTCTGGCCACCACCGGCTGGATCTACCGCCAGGAGCTTATGAGTATACGGAAGGTAAGTATCCGATACACGTGCGGCTCTGAACAGTTTATCCGTAATCGGGGAACCTACGGCACGATCGAGAATGAATTGTGGGTCGTTGCTCCAGGTATATTTATCCGGGGCGTCCTGTTTATCGAAGCTATAGAACAGCAGGTCTTTTAGCCTTAGTGGGAATCGATCCGCATCTGACAGTGCGGTATCAAGCATGAATTGTAGGTTGAAATACGCCTTGCCCTGGTCAAGTTCCTTCTTGCACAAGGCGACCTCCGACATCATGCCAGGGTCGGTCGGCTGCCCTCTGTCCCCGGCAATGCCGCCACCGGTTCTGAGGGTTGGGTCTTTCTTCATCCGTGAGGTGATGAATGGGGCAAGGTTCTTGCCGTAATTCAGTTCCTCCTCATCGGTTGGGAAGCGACCGGGCCAGATTCGCAGCTTAAAGCCACGCGCTGGCAGGTCGTTGTAGATTGAGTCAACCGTCTGCGGGGTCCCCAGGTAAAGGATCTGACCGGACTGGTTGATCGATGTGAAATCTTTGGTCAACAGCCTGAGCTGCTCCCGCATGGTTTGGGTCTGGCTGTTCTTCTGAGATTCGATGTCGTCGGCAATCAGAAGGTCCGCACGATACCCCTGCATGTTGCTGGTAATGCCCAGGCATGCGATACTGGGGGACTTATCGGCACCCTTAAGATCATGGTGAATATCAAATGCCTCTATCGATGTTCTGGTACCAGGATGGGTTTTGTCTGGTCTTAGGGGATCAAGGACATCCAAGCCATTAATGATCTGGATACACCATGTGGCGATCTGCTTGGCCATGGGCGTTCCGGCTGAGATGATCAGAACCCTGAATCGGGGATCCTGTAGCAGCTTCCACACAGCATAACAGCCTGTGATTGTTGTCTTTGCCTCCCCTCGCTGGGCCTGTACCATGGCATACAAAGGCCCCTTCGCCACATACCGGGCGATGTCCATTTGCATTTCGGTCGGCCCAAACCCCAGCAGCTCAGTGGAACAGTCGTAATAGAAATCCTCGAAATGAATGTAGTGAGCTGCAACTGCTGCAAGGTCTGCCCACCTTTGTTCAATCTGCTCGATGGTTGATGCCATGGTAACCTCTTTGGTAACTGTCTATAGATAACATCCCTATCGGGATATCCTCCTCCCCTTGGTCGTTTCTTCTATAATGTGGTGAAATTATTTAGACACGATTCCAAGGGGTAAGGAGGATGTAATCCCCGGAGGATCAGCCAAGACCAGCAGCCTTTCTGGCGTCCTCCTCGGCTTCTTTCTTAATGAGAGTAAACTTGGCACGACTTTTGAGTTTCTTCTCGATCTCCGAGATGGTTTCCATGACAAACGGGCTCATGGTCACTTTGTTGTTGTTCAAGAAGGTGACCGCTGCTGTAACAAACCTCGGATCGACTTCGACCCACAGGACTTCCCCGGTCTTAGGATCTTTATAGGGACGGCCCTCCAGTTGGGCCGATAGAACTTCTGCTACCTTGGCATGAAGCTCGCCCATGGTTTCTTCAGGTGTTGCGTTCTTAGACATCTTCGCCGTCCTTTCTGGCTTGTTTGATACGATAAAACTGATACACGCCCTGCATTACGAACAGGACGAATGCCGCAAACCCCGACCAATGATCAAACACGAACACGACAAGACTGGAGCCGTACCCCCAAAGATTTGATAAAAAGTTATTATTCATTAATTGGCCCTCCAGACCTACGCAATGGTTATGGAATCGAAGTCAAGTAATGTCGCGTCCTCGCTGGTTACTTGAATATTCAGTATCGGGTCTGTTATTGATTGAGTTAAAGTGATTGTAATATTCATGCCGCTAACGGTGATACTCGACACCAAAGTAGATGAATTAAGGGTTGTCAAGTTATTCAGTGCATCCAAACTGCTGAATGCGAAATCAGCCGTAAATGCATACGGCTGAGAGGCAGTCGCGGCTCCATTCATGCCCATCAATCTGAACATATGCTTTTTGTTTATCAAAAGATTTGAGGTTACCGGAATGCTGATCACTGTACCCGTGCCGGATAACTGAATGTAATCCCGGACATACGCGTTTTCCCCTCTGCGCTCAAGATCTATGACTTTATGTTTGGCCGCCCCGGTGGTATCATCCAGATATGTGCCGGACATATAGGGGCTCTGTACGATCTGGTCATTAACAGCCGTCGTGCCACCAAGCCCAAACGTCTCAGTAGCGTTCAAGTTCAGGCCACCAAGTGGGAACGATATCGAGGATTCCTTGAGAATCTGCGTTGCATTCCGCAGGTACGCGCCATTTACCCGAATTGACCAGAATGTACCGACCTCGAATATTGAGGAATCGGTGTATAATCCGCCATTACCTCCGCCAATTCTACCACCGTTGATCTCGATATATCCGTTCTTTGGTACGCCGTTCCATCCAGACGTACCGAGTTTGAATATAGGCCCAGTCGTTGTCACAGAATCGTCTGGCACATTTTCGGTATACAGGTTATTGAATGCCGCAGAGCAACTTTGTCCAATGAAGAACCCGCCCACACTGGTGGTTTCTGCAGTACAGTCATTGAATGCAGTAAGGATCGAATAGTAGTTTGTGGCCGACTTAATGATTGCCGCCCAGTTGAACCCACGGAAGTAGCAATCGTTAAAAGTCTGCGTCGTCGTGATGGCGTATTCGTCTATGTAGACAGCCGTGACACTCGCGGGAGAGGCGTCGCCGACGAACACACAACCGTTATACTGGTTGAGCATCCCACACATGATCCGCACAGCGCAACGATCATCAAGCACTGATATATTATTAAACTCTGACTGTGCAACGCATTGCAAATACATAGCAGCGATGGCAGAGGCATTACCGACCACACCGAAATCGGACAGCTCAATACCCCAAACGTACCCGGATAGCTTGTTTGTCTGATCCACAACGAATGCCGATTTATCGGCGGTCGTCTGTGTTATGGAGGACAGAAAGTCCTGCTGCGTGATTGCGCGGTGATCCAGCTTTTGGTTTATACCACGCAGTACGCTTCCATGGTACAGGGTTAATTCATCGTCGATGTCATAATTACCAACAAACATCACAGGGACCCGGAGGTCAAGCGCTGCCTGGAACCCTGCGGTATTCGTAGCAGCGCTTGCAGAAGGATCAGCCATAAACCAACGCACGTCCGCCTCTGTAGAGTACTGTCTTACCCAGGCCCCGCTTGCACCAGTCGGGTCGGAGTCGGGTGCAACAAATATTCCTGACAGGGTATCACCATCCACATTACCTGTGCCAGTTGCGCCACTGTGGTCTGTATCATCCCAGCGGAACATACCCTCATATCCGTCGCCATCGGAACTACGCCCGGTCAAGTACACACGCATAAACGCAGCACTTCCCGTGTATCCTCGTAGCTCCGCCAATGAGTGCATAACCGGCAGCCCGTACCCCTCTATCTCATCTCTGTATGTGGCTGCCGCGGCTTCTGATGCAGCGGCGTTCGTAGCACTTGTTTCCGCAGCGGTTGCAGAGGCCGCGGCGTTCGTAGCACTCGTGGCTGCCGCGGCTTCTGATGCAGCGGCGTTCGTAGCACTCGTGGCGGAATCTGTGGCAGAAGATGCTGCGTCTGCGGCGCTACTGGCAGAAGCAGCCGCTTCCGATGCAGCATCCGTCGATGCTGTCTCTGCAATCCCGACACGCTGCAACAAGAAATCATAAGAATCGTCAAATCCTGTAAGAAACCCATCGGATAACTCATGTCCAATGTAAAGCAGTGCAAGCTGGATGTCATCAAGATTGCTATCAGAAATCTTGCTGTTACTGATAAAGTCTACGTACTGTGTGGATTTGGGGATAATCCTCCTGAACTCTATTACGTCATTCAGGACTGGTGTATAGTTTTTAAGTTGCACGCGAGTGTTTGTCACCCAGGAAAACCCATCTGCCTCTGCTCCACCAGCTCCTCCTTGTACGGCACCATTGACATATAACCAGACGTGTGCTTTGGTCAGGTATCCTGGAGACGGTCCCGTGAATGATAGGTCATAAAGGATCTGCCCGACATCTGCGGTATCCCCGATAGTGTATCTGGAATATGATAAACCCATAGAATCACTCCTTTAACATATTTGTGGCGTTGATTATACCAAGTGAATTACTGAATGGAATAAGCCGGATGCCCCGGCGTAGCGTGTCGTTTGCTACTTCCTCTCCGTTCATTGCAGCGGCATGTAGTCCGGTGGCAAGACGATATGTATTGTTCAGATATGCCGGACCGGGGCCGAGTTTGTCGATACCGATGCCCTGGCTGTATTGTCGGAACTTCGCTCCCTTATAATCCGTGTACTGAAACGGATTGTCAAAGGGTGTGACTCCAATAGCCACGTCGGCCATATCCGGTAAGAGGGACGCTTGCCCCATCCATCCAGAGGCCCCGGCGGCGATTCTGCCAGGTGTTCCGATGCGGTTTTTCAGATACTGCTTGCGCTTGCGCTGCGGCAGCCCAAAGCTATTGGCATAGGTCCTGGCCATATACGCCAGTGTGGCAAATCCGAATGACGCCACCATGGTGGTGAATGTCTCGAAATCCAGGAACTTCAGATCATGAATCGTCTGTTTCTCCAGAGCTGTGAGCGGAAAGTTTCTGAACTGCATCATCATCTTACCGAAGCTCGATTCCATGAACCACGGAGACTCCCCACCCAGGCTACGCTGAATAGCCGCTGCCTGTGACTTGTGGAAGGCCAGGGCCAACTTCTCCGACAAAGCAGGATCAAACGAAGCCAGATTCAATTCACTTAAACGTTCCTGTCCAAACCACCCGGTAGTCGTCTTGGATTTGGTCTCAAACTCCCGACGGATTCTCTTTAGGTCAGAGGTATCCAGGCCCAGGTCGGCGTACCGGCTAAGGCGGTTACCCTTCATCACATCGTCGTACATCCGCATAAAGAATCCACGGGCATGCATACGTTGCTGCACCTTCATAATGCCATTCATGCCATTGATGTAGCCTTGCAGGTGCAGACCTTTCATTGACAGGTTATCCAGGCCTTTGGTGATGGCCCAGGAGTTATCATTGGCGATGCCGAATCCGGCACTGTCTTCCATAATCATAGGGTGATGCAGCAGGTGGTTGTCACCCAGGCGGATATCAAAGGCGGCCTCAATGTCCTTCAGGATCGGATCTTTAAAGGTACCATTCATCATGCTCCGCCGCATGCTGGCCAAGGCCGGGATCTGCGCCATGAACTGCTTGACTCCCAGGCTGCCCGTCAGCCGGCCAAACTCAGCCGTCTGGGCGAATCCAACCTGGTTCATGCTGGCGAGGGTTGCCGCCCGGCGGAGACCCCTCAGGAACCTCGCCCCGCCACTGGCAGGGTCCTTCTCCAGGCTGTCGCCTTGAACAACTTTCCATAGCTTCTGCATTTTCCCAACATGCCCCTCAATTTCAGACTGAGGCATGTCGGTATTTTTGCGATACCACTCGCCCACTTGCTCCGTAACTTCCATCCAAGATGACTCGTCTTTGAACCCCTTCTTGGCCATCGCGGCGCGACCGGCAGCCCGTCGAATCGTGCTGTCCATCTGCCGCCCCAAGTCCAGATCCATAATATCAGACAGCGCAACGCCATCCAACTCCGCATTTAAATTCACTTCGATCTGCTGCATGTATTCATTAAGCATACGGCTATCTTGGCCATCCACTGATGATAGGATGTGTTCC